TGACCTTTACCAAGGCCGTACATCGGGCAGTCATCACGCTATCCGAGCCGCTGGCGGTCGAGAAGCAGATTACGGTCGCCGTGCTGGCCATCACCGGCAAAATTCCGGCAGACGCAACCCAGCTCATCGAGCTGACCAATAACGGCAACGACCTGGAACCGGTATGGGAGGACGCGACAGCCGACGTTAAGGCTGGTCGCAATTATGTGTTCAAGAACAAGAGCCAAACCGCAGGATGGGCATTCAATTTTAGGGTGACCGTCGAGCGCGGTGAGAGCGGCGAGGACGGCAACATCGTATCCATCCAAGGAGGTTTTCAGTAATGGCATTGTATTGGGACCCGACAAAGCAGACCCGACCGCCCGCGCAGGGCGGCGGTACAGACCCGGCACTCGAGCGCCGGGTCGAGACCCTTGAAGCGACTAGCGGCGAGCAGCAGGCTGATATTGACAGCATGACCTCTGTGATGCAACAGGCTGCACCGCAGCAGCTGGCCGCCTTTGCGCGTGTCATGGCCGTGCAGGCTGCGCCGACGCTGACCGACAATCAGGCGCTCACCATGCCCGACCTGTTCCCGACTTGGGAGCAGGTGCTGGAGGAAGCGCAGCCGCTTAAAAAGGACAGTATCATCAACGACGGCGGCACGCTGTATCGCGTCGTGCAGGACAATACCATCCCGCAGGCGCACCAGCCGCCGCACGGGGAGGGCATGCTCGCGGTGTACCGACCGATTGACAAAAGTCACGAGGGCACGGCAGACGATCCGATCCCGTGGATCTACGGCATGGACTGCCATGAGGGTACCTATTACAGCTACAACGGCAAGACGTACCTGTGTAAGTCGGACATGCTGCCGTGTGTCTGGGCACCGGATACGCCGGGCCTGTGGCAGTGGGAGGTGCAGATGTGACGACCGATGTTATCTTGGCGGCCATGAGTCTGCTCGGCACGCTGGCGGGCACGTTCGGCGGTATCCTGGTTTCACAGCGTTTGACGACGTACCGGCTGGAACTGCTCGAACGCGAAGTGCGTGAGCACAACAACTTTGCCCGGCGCATGCCGGTCGTAGAGGAACAGATCCGCGTGGCGAACCACCGGATCGCAGACCTCGAAACCCTGACAAGAGAACTGGAGGGACATGATTGAACTGGATCAAGAAAATCGACGTGGTGGAGCTGGCTGTCGTGATCGTGACCGGCGCGGCGCTGATTGCCTGCGTCGTGACCGGCCAGCAGGAAGCCGTGCTCGCCTTGGGCGGCGGTCTGGTCGGCTACCTGGGCGGCACGGCAGCGGCCGGGGGCGGTAATAACCCAGAGGAATAAAAAACGTGTCCAAATTGGACACGCTGTAAATGCTTAGCGGTTAAAAGAGTAGGCTGGGGTATTGTTTCATGGCGATATAAAACGGTGTATCCAGATAAACATAAAACGCAAGGTAAAAGATGATGTCCCGCGGCGCGTCAATATCGTGCAGCGGAATCCCGATGTACTGCTCAACTACCCCTTTTGAGACAAGGTTTTCCCAGCATCGGTTGGCCAATCGCTCGATGCGCCTGGAGACGGCCTTGGAAGATGTTGAAGTCCCAAGAGTCTGGCGGAGGCGCTTTGCTACATCAGGATAAATGTGATCTGTAACAAAGAGATCATCCATAGAGATCTTGTGGACAAACATAAGCTCAGCGGCAATGTCAACGGCATAAGCCAGCGGGCGAATATCTGCTCGTGTAACACCCATGATAGAGCGGATCACAGCTTCTGTTTTTGTCATAAAAACCACCTTTTTCAGAGATGGTTTTATTCTAAGACAGATTGCTGAAATACGACCATAATCGACATGAAACGACAAATAAATTTTTATGATTGGGAGGGATGTATTTGAACGGAATTGATGTCAGCAAACATAACGGTGCGGTCGATTGGCCGCGCGCGGCATCCAGCATCGACTTTGCCATCATCCGCGCGGGATACGGCAAGACCTACGTTGACCCGTGGTTTGAGCGCCATCTGGCGGGCGCACGGGCCGCAAGGCTGCGCGTGGGTGTGTATCATTACAGCTACGCACTCACGGCCGAGGATGCCCGCGCGGAAGCGCGGCACTTGCTCAGCATCATCAACAGCCGCCATTTTGACATGCCGCTCTGGTTTGACATGGAAGATGCAGACGGCTACAAGGCAAAGCACGGCTTTAAGTTTAGCCGCGCCAATATCTCGGCTATCACGCAGGCGTTTATTGATACCATCCGCGCAGCGGATTATCAGTGCGGTGTGTACGCCTCCAAGAGCTGGTTCGAGGATTACATCAAAGTTGATGCCGACGCGATCTGGCTGGCGCAGTGGGCGAGCAAGCCCACATACACCGGCAAGTTTGACATCTGGCAGAACAGTGACAGCGGCACTGTGCCGGGTGTGACCGGTAAGGTGGACACCAATGTCCTGTACACTGAATTTTGGACCGAACAGGAGGAAGATGAAGAAATGAAGACCTATACCCACACCGATCAGATGCCCGACTGGGCGCAGGACACATTCCATCGGCTGATTGCTGCCGAGATCGTTAAGGTCGATAAGGCAGGAGAGATTGAGGTCTACGAACCTAGTGTACAGCCTATGGTCTATATCGATCGGCTGTGTAATGGCCAGATCGAGCAGCTGCCCGAGGCGATCAAGGCGCTGCAGGCCAGCGAATAAGCATAAAGGAAGGGCGGCCAAACGGCTGCCCTCTTTTTTATTGCACCGAAATTGCACCGAGTGCAATGGAATTTTCTAAAATCAACAAAATCATACGTCGGAAAAGTTCCTGTAATTGCATTAAATCACGCTTTTTCGGTTTGTATAAGGCGTAAAAATGTTTAACGAAGTGATAGCTTTATAATTGGAAATCGTGTGTGCGGTAATCCCGTACCCAGGGTTCAAATCCCTGACTCTCCGCCATTGAAGTCCTAGAATTTAACGATTCTGGGACTTTTTCTTTGTTTTAACGCAAGAAATGTTAAAACCGATATTTTTCGAAATATATAGGTTTATCACCCGAATTGCACTGAAATTGCACCGACTTTTATAAAAAAAATCGCGCCCCATGTTTCAGGGGCGCAGGATCATACACTCTTTTTCTGTTTTTCTTTGGCTGGCGTGCTGTCGAAAATGTTTGCCACAACCTGATTGGCAACCCGCGCCGAGACCTCGAAATCTTCAGACAAGTAGCGCTGTGTCGTCTCGATCTTGGAATGGCCGAGCGTAGACATGACAGTCACCAGATCGGCACCGGCCTGAATCATCATCATTGCTGAGCTATGGCGTAGATCGTGCATGCGCACACCGGGGAAACCGCAGGTGGAGGCGAATTTCTTCCAACGGTGGGAAATGGCGTTGGGTGACGGAAGCTGGCCGTCCAACTCGCAAACGTAGTAGGGGATGTATCCACGCGGGAACGCCGAACGGATGGCGTGCAATTCATCAGTCACAAATTTGACCAGCACCAGATCGCGGCGGCTGCTCTTGGTTTTTGCCTGTGGCTTCCATTCGGGCTTGTGGTCTGCTCCGACGGTGTACTGGCCGCTGATGTGGATACGTCCATTGGTAAAGTCGATATCCTGCCAGCGCAGGCCAAGCGCCTCGCCGCGTCTCATGCCGTATATCAGCTCGAGCAGCACAACAATATAGAGCTGGCTATCATGCTGCCTGAGCCGCATCAGTAGGCCCTCTGCGTCCTTGGAGGCTATCGTCTGTGCCTTGAATGGATCTGTGTCTTCTGGGAGTCGTGCGCCAGCCGCGGGGTTCTTGCGCAGAATGTCGCAGTCCACGGCGTAGTTCAGTGCAGCCTTGAGCACACGGTGAGCGTAGGCAATAGTGGCGGCTCTAATCGGCTTACCGTTCGGGGTAACGTCATTTCGCATATCTGCATACGCTGACTCAATGCGTAAGCGGTTGAGCTGCCGGATCGGCACGTCTCCAAGATGCGCTGTAATACGCCGAGCACAGTTTTCATATCCATAATAGGTGTTGGGTGATATGACAGGCTCTCGCAGCTTGAGGTATTGCGTGAGCAATTCTGCCACAGTCAGCGTGTCGGCATCCGCAGGCGCTCCGGCGTTGGCCTTGATGTATTCATCTTCCCACGCCTGTGCATCCTTTTTACGGGTAAACCATGACTTGCTCTTTTGGTGTCTTACTCCGGCTGCGTCGATGTAAGACGCACGAGCTCGCCAGCCTTTGCCTTTGATAAATTCTACCATAAAAATGCACCTACCTTTTAAAAATTGTGTATATACTCAAAATTTATCCAGAAAGTCACCATTATTATAAATCAATTTTGTATTTGTGTAGATTTGACAAAATAAGTATCCAACGCTTCATCTGAATTTGGGTTGACAAAAAGAGAAATTGAATATAATATTAGAGTACAGAAAAGCATCATCACCGCCTTTCTGTACTGGTCTGGGATGTGAGAGGGGATTCAAGCAACTTTCACGGAGACTCCTTCCGGTTTGTGCATAGAGCCGAACTTGAATAGGATCATCTTTCCGCTGTGGTGAATCCGAATACAAAAATGCACCATTTAGCTAATTACGCTCTGAGTGAGGGTGCTCGGAGCGTTTTTTTTCTTAATTTTCTGGATTATAGATAGATAGACGATTCGGAGCGGTTTTTAATGGATCAATTGAGAAAATGTGAACAGATATTTACAGAAATGTTAAACAATGATTATTTTCTCACGTTAGAGACGGGAGATATTTTGCATATTTTCTTCAAAAAAGAACATTTTCAACATTTATTGGGCTTACATAAATTGAAAGATATTCCAGCAGCTCAAGCTGGAGCGGGTAAGAAACAGTTGATTTATAAGCGTATACAGCGTGGAGAATTAACAATGAGCCAGATCCGCAAGAGTAAGTATTATCATAAAATTGCAGACCGCATACAACTGTTTCCTATGATTGAGAGCTTATTTTTTAAGAAAGTAATTGTTGACTTCAATCCAGCTCTGTTAGAAAGTTGTAAATTAAATGCACAATATATCTTGTATAGGGAATACGGTACTGGTTATCTACAACTTGCAATTGGAAATTCTGTTAGTGGCATTTATCCAGAAAGTTTTATGTATGAGCCAACAAAATATTACTTGTCAGAACAAACACTCTTGGATGTGGTCAAATTGGAGATTGTTCCAAAGACGAAAAAGAAAAAAGAGAATGCAAATAAAAAACCTGTCCTTTCGTGATTTTTGCAAAATGGGTATGCAAAACCAAGGACAGGTGGTATAATACTGTTGTTCGTGTAGTATCATGGGCCTGTCCCTGATGCTGGCCGCTCTTCCTGCGCCAACAGGAGGGGCGGTTTTTTTATTTTTATTTAGGTTGATTTAGCCGCAAAGAAAAGGTCTTCCCCGTTTTTTCTCGCGTGATTTTTTCGGATTTTTCAAGTTTTGCTAATGTAGCGTTTATTACCGAACGGACGTCAGGTTCAAACCTTTTTGCCAAATCTGTTTGAAGTATTCCGGGTTCTTTTCGAATAATTTTTAAGATTTCGCGAGAAGCAATCGCTGCAAAATTCTCTTTCTTGCACATTAGTTGGTATTTTTGCTCCCATTCAATATAAGCGGCGCGATCTGCTTCTGTTCGAGTATCACAGAATGGACGATTGCTGTATGCGAGAGGATCTTCTCCAGGCACGGTTAAGGGGCAGCCAAAGACATATGGAAAGAATGTGTGGCGACATCCAGGGTGAACGCGTCCGTTTTCCAATATGTAGATTGGCAATTTCGGAAAGCGTGGATCGGATCCTGAGATGGAATAAACACGCCCTTGATATTTCGCACATTCTTCGCAGGTATCGCGATGTGAAGACATTTCCAGTAAATCCGTATTGAGTTGTTTTGCGGAAGAAAGCACCTTCTTCATCATCTTTCTTGATTCCGCTAGAGCTTTTTTATCTGAATAGGTAAGTTGTTTTGCATCTTGCATGGAAGCAGATGGCTCAGGAACAGAAATAGCACATTGTTTAACAGATGACGGTCGATTTTCCTTAAAACGATCAAACAATCCCATTTTTCTTACATCCCTTCTTCAATCGATACGCGACATAAAGGCTACTGCTTTTCCGATGATTCGGATTTCGTCCAGTTCCTGATCAGTATACACCATAGGAGGATAATCAGGGTTTTCCGGCTGAAGAATCAACTTATCTTTCTGCTTGTACACTCTCTTCAATGTAGCTTCTTCGCCAATCAACACAGCGGCAATTGTGCCGTTGTCTACATCAGATTGCTTTCGGATGTAGACGACATCGCCATCGTGGATTTGGATTTTTATCCCCATCATACTGTCACCTTTACAACGAAGGGCGAAGTCTGCGCGAATATCGTCTGGTATATCAACATGGTCTTCTATATTTTCGGCAGCCAAGATCGGAGTGCCGCACGCGATCGTCCCGACAAGAGGAACCTTGTTCATATGGATAGGAAAACAATCCGGAGGGAGCGGTTCACTTTCCTGTTCGTCTTCCCAACCCATCAGATATGCAGGTGTAGTGTGTAAGGCGCTAGCTAATTTAGCTATTTTATCTCGCCGCATGTTTGCAATTTGCCCGTTCTCCCATTTGCGAACGGTACTTTTCCCTACACCTACAAGCTTTCCGACTTCTTCAAGTGTTAATCCGTTTTGCTTGCGTAACATACGGATTTTTTCGTTCATCTCCATTAAATCACCTCCTTGTATATTATAGTTACACTATAACACGTTAGTGTCATTTATGCAACATATAAAATCAATACGCTAAAAAAGTGTCCTAAAGTAGAAAAAAGTATTGACATAGCATTTACATTGTGATAACATACAAGTGTCCTAAACGACACAGAAGGGAGGTGAACAAGTGATGGACAAGCTCAGGCTTGAATACGAGATTAAGAAGAAGGGTTTTTCAGTCTGTAAGTTGTGTGAAGCATTAGGTATTAGCAAATCGGCATATTATCGAAAATGCAATGGTGGTTCCGAATTTACGAGAGACGAGATTGAAAGAATTATCCGGATTCTGGACATCTCTCTCGAAGACGGGATGGAAATTTTTTTTGCAGAATAAGTGTCCTAAAAGACACAATGCGAAAGGAGACAACATCATGAATTATTTAACGCCTATTGAGCGCGAGGGTCAGCGCGTGTTACTGACTGCCCAACTTGCAGAGAGCTACGAGACAACTTCTGACGTTATTAGTAAGAACTTTAACCGTAATCAGGAGCGGTACGAGGCTGGAAAGCATTACTTTGTTTTGGAAGGAGATGAAAAACGTGATTTTTTGAACCGCGGACAATTTGACGATGGTTTGAAGAAAGCTGCTCGACTCTATCTCTGGACACAGCGCGGTGCACTCCTGCATGCTAAATCGCTTAACACTGATCGCGCGTGGGAGGTATATGACGAACTGGTTGAGACCTATTTCCGTGCGAAGTCCATGCAGGCTAACCTGTCCAACCTATCTCCACAACTTCAATTGCTCATCAATATGGAGATGGAGCAGAAACGGCAGGCAGAGCAGCTCGCTACGGTTGAACAGAAGGTCGATGGCATCAGAGAACTGGTCGCTATCAACCCGAACGGCTGGCGCGAGGATTGCCGGAAGCTGATTGCCCGAATCGCGCAAACTCTCGGCGGTATGGCGTATATTCGGGATGTCAATACAGAGGTCTATGACCTTGTGGATGCGCGGGCGGGTGTAAGCCTTGCAACGCGCCTGACTAATAAGCGTCGCCGCATGGCAGATGAGGGTGTGTGCAAGTCGACGCGGGACAAGCTCAGTAAGGTGGATGTGATCGCTGACGACAAGAAGCTCATTGAAATCTATATCAAGGTTGTCCGTGAGTTGGCAGTTAAACACGAAGTATTGTGAAAGGAGTTGAAAAAATTGCCCAAAGATTGGACGGGAGAGTTGGTCGGGTTGATGCATTGCCATCGCATTACCGGTTTGCAGCTCGCTGAAAAGCTTGGCGCAACCAACCGCTACGTCAGCATGATCTTGAACGGTCATCGAGACCCGCCGGAAGCTGAAAGCCGATTCCGCAAGGCTGTGGCAGAGATCATCAGAGAAAGGAAAGATGCGATGTAATGATTCGATGCAACCTATCCGCAATCATGGGAGCGCGCAGATTGAAAATCTCTAAAGTGGCAGTCGATACAGATTAGGAGGTGAAATATATGCAGGATAAAATGGAGCAGTTAGAGCAGATTGCAAATGCTCTTGATGGTCTGGCCTATGCAGATTGGTGCCGTATCAAAGCGATTGTGGAGCAAAAATATTCCCCCGATATGGGTAAGGTGAGACTTACCGACACCGAGGGAATGATGCGAATGATGAAGCTGGAACTTTTATGAATTACTCCGTAACAATTTGAATGCAAGACGGATCAATACGGTAATTTTTTCCTTCGTATTGCACATTGATATATCCGTACTTAAAGCATTCGGGTACAGTGCTGCCTTCTTGACAGTAAAGTTCCTCAGCAAAATAGGTGGTTGGGTCTTGATGGTCAGCTACTGTGCCAGCAGTAGTAATATCAACCCATGTACCGAGCAAATTTGCATAATAGCGCTTCATAGTTGCACCTCCTTTCCGTTTCAGTATAGCACGAAGGAAGGGAGGATACAAAGGAGGAAATCTATGAATGATTTAGTATTTCTCACCCCGAACACGCAGGAGCCGTTTACCACTTCAGATGTGATCGCTGCGTTTGCCGGAATCCAACACCATACGGTGACGCGCCTGATTCAGCAGCATGAAGCCGACTTCAAAGAATTTGGACTACTTCGATTTCAAATCGACGCAGTGAAACGAGAGGGCGCACGAGGAACGAAGTATACCAAACACTACCAGCTGAACGAAGAACAGGCAACCCTGCTGATGACCTATCTCAAAAACACGGCGCAGGTCAGAGCGTTTAAGAAAGAATTGGTTCGCCAGTTCTATGCGATGCGTTTTGAGCTGTATAAGGTACAGGCGGCCAAGATGGAGCGCCGGCCGGTGCGGGTCAGCATGACCGATGCCATCAAGGCGCTGCCGGATAGTCCGCATAAGGCCATGAAGTACGGACAGTACACCAATCTCGCTTATCTGCTGGCGCTCGGCAAGACCGCAAGCCAAGTCCGAAAGGAACGCGGTGCAAAGAAGAGAGCCAACGCAAGCGACTATCTAACCGCCGAGGAAATTTCGTTGGTTGCCGAGATTGAAAACAAGATCGGTGTGCTGATCGGCATCGGTATGAACTATCAGGAGGTCAAGGCGAGCCTGATGGAAGGTCGAAAAACGTGAAGGGAGGCCGACCTATGGAAAGCAATTTTGTTCAGGCGACCTGTGATTATCCCACCGCCTGCAAACTGCTGGACTGTGGTGAATCCACCGTCCGACGGTTGTGCCAGCAGGGCGAATTGACGTGCATCCGGCACGGCCGCAAGATGCGTATCTTTCTGGAAAGCATCGATGCATACACACAGCGGGTGCATGATCGAGCGGCGGCCGAAGCTGCAAGCAAGCGCAAATCATTGAATCAATAGGAGGATATCATGAGTCAAAGAAACGCAAAAACGCTCCGGCGCATTGACCGGAGCAACACGAACCTGAGCCTGCGTATGGTGCAGCTCGAAGCCGATGTCCGTGAACTGCAGGCAGGCTACGGGCGGCTGGTACATCAGGTGCGCAGCAACCGCGCCAACAGCCAGAGCATGAGCCGGGAACTGTCGATCGTGTCATACGAGCAGCGCAGGCGGGCGCGTAGCCGTCAGCACATTGGCCTGCTGGTCGGTTCGGCTGCGGTCATCATCTGCCTGATCGGTCTGTCGCTCAAGATCTTCGGGGTGCTGTGATGACGAATTTATCTCCGGAAGATATCGCCTTTATTCAATCGTCCTACCGGGATGCTAAGCGAAAGCCTTCGCAACGTGATACGCTGAAAGACCTGTACCCGCACGTTACCCCGGCAGAGTTTGCCGAGCTGACCGGTACACCGGTCACGGATTGGGAGACGAGCACGAAGCCGACTCGAGCCAAGAAGTCCGATGCGGCAGACAAGTCTGCGCACGATCCAGTGCTGAATCGTCTGATCTTCCGTTCGTTCGACTTGCTGGTTGAGCTTGCGCGAGATAAAGAGATCCCCATTGAAACCTGCTGGCGCGATGCGTTGAGCATGCTTGAGCGCCGGATGTCCGGAAAGCGTAAACAGATCGAGAACCATCCGGCGACCGAAGAATACGAGTTGATGATCGCGGCGATCCTGACCGCGGACGATCTGGACACAAAGAAAAAGTGCCCTGCGGGAGTGCCATCCCAACAGAGCACAAAAGATAAGTGATTCACCTGTATGATACCCCGAAGGAGGGGGATTTGTCAAATGGAAGATAAAGTTTTGACCCGCAGAATCAGTGAGAGCGATTATATTGCGGATATCAACTATGAGAAAGAAGCCGTGGACTTGTCAGTGATCGGGGCTGGAATGCTTGAACTCAAGATTTGCGAACTGGGTGATTACATCCGGTTCCTGGACGCTGTGAACAAGAGAACGGGGGAATGATTTGTGAACACCATCATTTTGAAGTCCCTTGATCTGGACTATTTCAAGGGTATCCGCTCGCTGCACATCGACTTCAATGCGGGCATGACTTCGATTTACGGCGACAACGCCACAGGCAAGACCACGGTATACGACGCGCTGACTTGGATTTTATTCGATAAAGATTCGGAGGGTAATTCCAAGTTCGATATCAAGCCAAGCGACATTCCCGGCGTTACGCCGACGGTCACGGCCATCCTTGAGATTAACGGCGAACCCATGAAGCTGCGCAAGACGCTGCGTGAGAAGTGGTCGAAGCCCCGCGGCTGCGCGGTCGCTCAGTACGACGGCGATACGACCGAGTACACCATCGACGATGTGCCGCGCAAGGAAGGCGAGTACAAGCGCATGATCGCTGCCATCATCGACGAGGGCGTGTTCAAGCTGCTGACCAATGTGTACGCTTTCGCGCGGGATTTGCCTTGGAAGGAACGTCGCAAGCAGCTGGCTGAGGTGTGTGGGCTGCCGGATGACAAAGCGATCCTTACCAGTGTGCTGCAGTTTGCCGAGCTGGCCGCAGCACTGGGTCGCCGGACGGTGGACGAGTACAAGGCCGTTTTGACGGCCGAGCGCAAAGGCGCAAACAAGACGCTGGACAGTCTGCCCATCCGCATTGACGAGTGCGAGCGTCGCGCCCGCGAGCTGGATGTGCTGGACTATGACAAGGCGCAGGCGGACAAGGCCGATCTGGAGCTGCGAAAGGGCACGGTTCTGGCCGATCTGTCAAGATTGGATGGCGGCACGCTGCTAACCGCTGCCGAGGCCGATGTCAAGCATTATGAGGCGGAGCTTAAAGCACTGGACGCAGAGAACACCGCGCACCGGGCAAGTCAGAATGTGCCGATTCAGGACGAACGCCCGGCGCTCAAGCGTAAGCTGAACGAATTATCCGATTCGATTTCGAAGATTGAGAAAGATATCGAAGAATGTAATAAGTTTATTTGCAGCGCAGAGGAAAGCATCAAGGAATACAGAAGATTGTGGTATGTCGTTGATGGTCAGGCGTTTAACGGTGATTCCTGCCCACTCTGTGGGCGTAGATTCCCAGAAGATGAGGTAGAACAAGCTCGGAGAAAATTCGAGCAGGACAAGGCTGACCACAAAGAAAGGCTGAAAAAAGACAGCGATCTGGTCAAGCACAATCAGGCTGCGCAGAAGGCGCAGTACGCGGAACTGAAAGAAAAGGCTGCGCAGGTGCGTGATGAATATGAGCGGATCAAGGCACAGCTGGACGCGTACATTCCGCCGGAAGCGCCGGTCATCGAGGATTTACCCGGTTACGCTGAACGACGCGCGAAGGTGGTACGGTACATCGAAGAGGCCCGCGAAAAGATCGGACGCATCCAGTCCGACCAGCAGGCCGAGCGTGATCGGCTGAACAGCCAGCTGTCCCAGCTGAATATGGAACTGACCCGCGTGTCTCAGGTGTTGGCAGCCAAGGCACAGCTTGATGAGACCCGCGCCCGTGTGGACGAGCTCAAGGCCGAGCAGCGCACACAGGCGGCAGCTCTTGAAGAAATCGACCGCAAACTTGCAATGTGTGAGGACTTCACCCGCTACCGTTGCCAATTTATCACCGATTCCGTGAATAGCCGGTTTAAGCTCGCACGCTTTCGCTTGTTTACCCAGCAGGTCAACGGTGGTATGGCTGACTGCTGTGACGTGATGGTGGGCGGCGTAGCATACAAAGGTCTGAATAAGGCTATGAAAAAGAATGTTGGTCTGGACATCATTAACACACTTTCCGAACATTACGGCATCCGCGTTCCACTGGTCGTGGATAACGCCGAATCGGTTACAAAATTACAGGAGATTGACACGCAGGTCATCCGGCTTGTGGTGTCGGAAAATGATAAGGAGCTGAGGATTGTATGAGCCTGAAAGTAAAGCGCAAAGCGGTGAGCAATATCCCGCCGTTGCCCGGTGGAACGTATATGGGCGTATGCATTGCCGTTGTAGACCTGGGCGAGCAGTACGAGCAATTTGACAAGCAGAAGCAAGGGAAATACGTTGAGCAATGTATGTTTATTTTCGAGCTGCCTTCCGAGCGCGTGGAGGTGGATGGAGAGGATAAGTCGCGCTGGATCTCGAGCAGGCGGTTAACGCAGTCTCTGCACGAGCGGAGCAAACTGTCAGCCATCCTGGAATCTTGGCGCGGGCAGCCATTAACAGACCAGGACATTTCGGACGGCTTTGACCTCTCGGCTATGTTGGGACAGCCTGCCATGCTGACGGTATCGCTCAAAGAGCGTAAAGACGGTACACAATGCAACCAGCTGACCGCGGTATCCGGATTCCCCAAGGGTATCCCCATCCCGCAAGCGGAAAGTGAACTGATCTGTTTTGATGCGGACGAACCGGACGCAGAAGCGCTCGCCAAACTGCCCGAATGGGTGCAGGATATTATTGCAAAATCCACACAGTTTGCGCAGAACCCGCCCGCTGAATCGCTCGAATTTTCCGCAGAGCCGGATGCGGCTGAATCCGGGGAGGCGTGTCCAATTTGACGTTTACATCCATTGCCAGCTCGTCCAAAGGGAATGCTTATGTGGTTTCGGACGGGGATACAACATTGCTTTTAGAATGTGGATTGACATGCAAAGAGCTGCAAAAGCGGATGGGATATCACCTCACTGCTATTACCGCCTGCTTAGTCAGCCATGAGCACCAAGATCACGCAAAGGCAGCTGCACAGCTGTTAAGGCGTGGTATTCCGGTATATATGAGCTATGGAACGGCAGAAAAACACAAGGACGATATGGACACCGCGCACCTGATACAGGCAGGTGACGAACTGACATTTGGCGCGCTGCGTGTCAAAGCGTTTCACACCTTTCACAACACGCCGGAGCCGTTGGGATTCCTGATTTGGGATACCCGTACAGGGGAAAGGCTGCTGTTTGCGGTGGATACCGCGAATCTGGCTGTGCAGGCTTCTGGCCTGACCTACATTGCCGTCGAGTGTAATTACGAAGAAAGCCTTCTGGCTGCTTCCCAGCGCATCCCGGAGAGCCTGAAGACTCGCATCCGACACAGCCATTTCGAGGTTGAGGACGTGATCCGGTGGCTCAAAAAACAAGACCTTTCCCATGTGATGACCATTTATCTGCTGCACTTGTCGGCCGGGAACAGCCGCGCAGCGGAATGGCAGCAAATGTTTGCCCGAGAATTTCCGGGCATTGACATTCGGATTTGTAAGGAGTAAAAGACCATGAACGAAAAACATTACGACAACCTGTGTGAAATCGCGAAGCGCACGGGCGTCGAATTCGCTAATCTTAATACTATGGTTGCTGTTTACGATTTTCTCGGCAGTGATCCCCGAGACTGCGAAGACTCTTTAAGATGTATCGCTGCACTCTACAACGCGCTTGACGTCCTCTGCATCGCCCTCGACCGCGAGGATGAAGTGCAAGACCTTGCGGAGCAGATGACGGCTGAAAACCTTGCCTCCAAGGTGTGACGTGATTGGGGCGGCTTCGGTCGCCCCGACTTTTTAGGAGGTGAGAATTTGGCGGAGAAAGACAGCTTTGTCTTGTACAACAGCTATTATGACTTGATCGAGGATTTGGACATGGAGCAGCGCGGGGCGCTCTTGACTGCGATTTTGGAGCATTCGCTGGGCATAGAGCAGACAGACCTTGACCCCATTACCAAACTGGCTTATCGCGTGATCGCGTCTCAGCTCGATCGGGATCGGAAAAAGTGGGAGCGCACCTGTAAAAAGCGGGCGGAAGCGGGGCGACGGGGTGGTCTGGCAAAAGCTAGCAAAGCTAAGCAAGACTTAGCAAACGTAGCAAAAGCTAGCAAAGCTAAGCAAAGCCTAGCAAACTTAGCTGAATATGAATATGAATCTGAAAATGATTATGAAGATGATTATGAAGATGATTATGAAAATGTCTATGAGAATGAATCTGGTTATGTGCCGCCCGAGACCGATGGATTCCTCAATTCGATTAAAGAAAGATTTATAGAATCGTTTGGGCGAGAGCCTGACCGTCCATTCCTTTCCGGTATCAGGAATAGGCTTGCGCAGGTGAGCACGGCGGATGTGCTTGAGGTTATGGAGATTGCGCGGGACAAACAGCCCGGAAATCCCGAGGCGTACATTATGGCTGCGCTCAAAGACAGGGGGCAGCGCGGGGAGCCGCCAGATCCGTTGCCGGCCGCCGACCGCCCGCTGGAACAGTGGGAACAGGATTGGATTGCCGAGGTACAGCGCAGGCGGGAGCAGATGGGAGTGATGTAAGAATGAGAGTGTTAGTCGCTTGTGAGGAATCTCAGACAGTTTGCAAGGCATTCCGCGCACGAGGTCACGAGGCATACAGCGCGGACATCCTGGAGCCGTCAGGCGGTCATCCTGAGTGGCACATCTTGGGTGATGTACTGCCGCTGATTAACGGTCGGTGTAAGTTCAGCACGATGGACGGGACAGAACACGAGATTGCAGGACGTTGGGATATGCTGATTGCATTTCCGCCGTGTACCCACCTGGCCGTGAGCGGCGCGAGATGGTTCCCACAAAAGCGAGCCGATGGCAGGCAACAAGACGCAATAGATTTTTTTATGCAGTTCGTAAACGCCGATTGCGATAGGATTGCAGTTGAAAACCCTGTGTCGATCATGTCCACCGAATACAGGAAACCAGACCAAACATTCCAGCCCTGGCAGTTTGGGCATGGAGAGAGCAAAAAAACGTGTCTATGGCTCAAAAACCTGCAACCGCTGAAACCGACGAACATAGTCGACGGAAGAGAACAACGAGTGTGGAAAATGCCGCCATCGGCAGATCGAGCAAGAAACCGTGCAAAGACTTTTCCCGGAGTTGCTGATGCAATGGGTGCACAATGGGGAGGATGAAAACACTTGGCAAAACGCAGACGGAAATACAAGGACGGCTCGTTGTGCTGGGACTGTAAAAATGCAGTTCCCAGTGGCGAGCATGGGTGCAGCTGGTCGGAATCGTTTGAGCCTGTGCCGGGATGGGATGCTCGCAGGAAGGATGTACTGATCGGTGCCAAGAAGGATGGAAAAGCCGAGAGTTATTTTGTGCATGAGTGTCCGCGGTTTGAGAGAGGGTGAATATGTGAAGGATTTAAGCTATTTGGAGCAGTTCCGCGTGGATATTTACGGGATGCGCGGGGAACTGAACGGAGCGTTTCTTGACGCGCTGGGCACGGCGGTTGCCGCCTTCTTCCAGTCGAAGCAGGACGCGGAAGAAATGAAGAGGGATGGGAATGGCTGATATTTGCGACACCTGTGCATTTTGTGACGCTTGTCCTAGTGCGCATTTCCATCCAACGGGAAGAAACGTCTGCGCTGATTACAAATCTATGTTAAGGGAGGAAAACGCAAATGGCTGAGTATATCGAGAGAGAAACGCTGCTAGATGCGCTGGGGTTTGAAAAAAAGCTGATACATACGGTCAGAGACAATTCGACTTTCGGAATCATCCTGTCCACGCCCGCCGCCGATGTCGCGCCGATTATACGAGGGCATTGGATTCCAGAGCACCACAAAGACAAGGTGTCTCGGACGGAATATCATAGTTATATCTGGTATCATTGCTCTGAGTGTGGCCGGAGATTGATTGGATACAGAGATCCACGGGAGGCACCGTACTGTCATTGCGGCGCGAAAATGGACTTGATGGAGGATGCGTGATATATAGCCCTGAAGTAATACGCTACCTGAAATGGAGGTATGAGATTGACGAGCAAGCAAGCGAAAGAATACTTACTGAGAGTGCGCCGTGCAAAACGGGAGGTGCAGCGCTATCAGGCGCTCAAGGCGCAGGCGCGTGATCTGGCGTGTTCTTCCACCGCGCCGCCGGACAAGCTGTCCGTGATCGGCGGGAAGGGCGGGGACGTATTCGCACGGTATGCCCAGTATGCAGCGACGCTGGACGAGAAGATTTCTGACCTGTACGATCTGCAAAATGAGGTCACCTGCACCATTGCCCGTGTGCCGGATAGCCGTTACCGGGAGCTGCTGCTGGGGTATTACGTCGAGGGATTGACTTGGGAGCAAACCGCGGTTGAGATGGGATACTCCTATCAAAATGTTGTGCAATTCCTGCATCCGAAAGCACTCGCGCAAGTCGGAGAAATCCTTTGATGGTTTTTGATATAGGATCTGTGATATTGTGTATACATGGAAAGCAGGACAACGGATGGCATGAGAACCTCCTTCTGAAATCCCCTATTACCCGCTGGGAAACGTCCCGGCGGGATACCGGCCAAACTGCCGCACGAGGCAGAACGGTCGCATTTGGCATTTTGCTCAGATCCCAAGCAGATGAAGCGCCTCAGAGATGGGGCGCTTTGTCATGTTCAGATTTTCCAGAAAGGCGGTGACTTCATGACCGATAAACAGCAAAAATTCTGTGAGGAATACCTCATTGACTGCAATGCGACTCGTGCGTACAAAGAGGCTTATCCGTCGGTCGTGAAGGACGAGACCGCACGCGCCAACGCAAGCCGACTGCTAACAAATGCTAACGTGCGCCGCTATCTGGATGAACGGATGGCCGAACTGTCCGAGCAGCGGATTGCCAAGGCCGAGGAAATATTGGGGTATCTGACCGATGTGATGCGAGGGAAGACGATGGCATCGGTTCTGGCATTGTGTGGTGACGGTTGCCAGGAGGTCATTGAAAAACCACCCGATATGCGGGAACGGCTCAAGGCAGCAGAATTGTTGGGAAAGCGATATGGCCTGTTTACAGACAAGATGGATGTGAGCGGAGCAGTGCCTGTGGTGATCGTAGGGGATGACCAGCTTGAAGATTGACCAGCGGGCGCAGGTGATCCGGCTGCCCGATGTGGTTGGTCGGGGCTATAAGACGTTTTGGAATTTCAAAGGGCGATACCGGGTGTGTAAGGGTAGCCGCGCATCCAAGAAATCCAAGACCACGGCCTTGAACATCATCAAGCGCATGATGCAGTACCCGCAGGCCAATACCCTGGTTGTACGCAAGGTATTTCGCACGCTCAAAGATTCCTGTTTTACCGAACTCAAGTGGGCTATCAATCGTCTGGGCGCACAGGCGTACTGGGAGGTCAAAGAAAGCCCGCTCGAAATGACATACCGACCAACCGGCCAGAAGATCTATTTCCGTGGGCTGGACGATCCGATGAAGGTCACCTCAATCACGGTGGAATGGGGATACCTGTGCTGGTGTTGGGTAGAAGAAGCCTATGAGATCATGAACGAGGCCGACTTTGATATGCTGGATGAGTCCATCCGCGGTGCGATCCCGGAAGAGACCGGCCTGTTCAAGCAGATTACATTGACGTTTAACCCGTGGAATGAAAAGCACTGGATCAGAAAGAGATTCTTTGGTGAAGTCACCGGGCAGGATGCCCAAGAAAACCTCGTATATCAGTTCCATGACAGCTGGACTTCGCCGGACGGTCAGATCTACGCGACCACGACCAATTATTTGTGCAACGAATGGCTGGATGAGGCCGACCGCAAGGTGTTCGAGGTCATGAAGCGCAGCAACCCACGCCGCTATCAGGTCGCAGGACTGGGCGGCTGGGGCATCGTGGACGGTCTGGTTTATGAGAACTGGCGCGAGGAAGTCTTTGATGTCGCACAGATCAGCCAGAAGGCGGGCGTCAAGTCAGCGTTTGGCCTGGATTTTGGCTATACCAATGATCCGTCAGCTTTGTTCTGTGGACTGGTCAGCAAATCAGAGCGAACGATCTGGGTGTTTGACGAACTGTATGAGAAGGCGTTGACCAACCGAGTGATCTGCGAGCGGGTGACTACGATGGGATACGCCAAGGAGCGGATCAAAGCCGATGCTGCTGAGCCAAAGTCCATCGACGAGCTGCGAGAGCAGGGACTGCGGCATATTCAGGCCGCCCGTAAGGGTCGGGACAGCGTAAACAATGGTATCCAGTACATTCAGGGATACCAGATCATCATTCATCCGCGCTGCGTGCATTTTTTGACCGAGATTTCAAACTATACATGGGCGACGGATAAATTCGGCAACCGGATCAATACCCCCATCGACGACTTCAATCATCTGATGGACGCGATGCGGTACGCGTTGGAAGGAATGCTGACCGGGGAAAATTTCAGTTTTGACTAAGGAGGTGGACCGTGTTTGTGACAGAGACCGAGCGGGTCAGTCAAATCATTGCGCAGGGAGCGCGGAACGGTCTGCATGAGAACGAGTTTTTTGCCAGGGAGATTGTGGCTTGGATGCGCTCGCCGCAGCGCCGGGAGCAGATCGACGGCTGGCGATATTATCATGGCGATCATGACATTCTGCGGCGCAAGCGCACAGCGCTGGGTGTGGATGGTAAACCGATGGTGATTGATAACCTGCCCAATCATCATGTCATTGACAACCAGTACGCCAAGATGGTCGATCAGAAGGTGGACTATTTACTGGGCAATCCCTTTTCCATTACCGCGGATAACCCCGACTATGCGCAGATGTTGGGACAATATCTGAACAGCACCTTCGCCCGCACACTCAAGTACATTGCAGAGGAGGCGCTGTGCGGTGGAATTGCCTGGATGTTCGTCTGTTATGATGAGGCGGGTACCCTGTGTTTTCGGCATTTCCCAGCCTATGAGATTCTGCCGTTTTGGTCGGATGATGACCATGCCAAGCTGGATGCCGCGTGCCGGCTGTATTTGCAGGAAGTATGGGACGGATTGACCAAGAAGTACATACACAAGGTCGAACTCTATCGAGCAGATGGAATCTATCGCTATGTGCTGGACGGCTCGACGCTGGTGCCTGATGTGGCGCTGGGGACGTATTCGCCCTATATCGTCATGCACGGAGACCAGACGCAGCCAGATGTGCCGTATGCCTGGGAACGCTTCCCGCTCGTCCCGTTCAAGGCGAACAAGCAGGAGATTCCGCTCATTCGGCGGGTGCGCTCTTTGCAGGATGGCCTCAACCTGTTGCTGTCTGACTTCCAGAACCGAATGGAAGAGGACAGCCGCAACACCATTTTGATTCTGCGCGAGTATGACGGGGAAAACCTTGGAGAGTTTCGCCGCAATCTGGCTGCCTATGGCGCGGTCAAGGTGCGCGGCGAGGGCGGCGTGGAAAGTCTGGCGGTCGAGGTCAGCGCACAGAACTACCAGGCTATCGTGGAACTGTTCCACAAGGCACTGGTGGAGAATGCCCGCGGACTGGATGCCAAGGATGACCGGATGTCGGGCAATCCCAACCAGATGAATATTCAGTCGATGTATGCGGATATTGATCTGGATGCAAACGGGATGGAGGTAGAGTTTCAGGCTGCACTGGACGAGGTGTTGTGGTTCATCCGGCAGGATGCCAAAACGCATGGTGCCGAAGACTTTGAACAGGACGCGTGCAAGATTGTGTTCAATCGGGATGTACCGGTGAGCACGAGCGAGACCATCCAGAACTGTCAGAATTCGGTTGGCCTGTTATCTGACGAGACCATTCTGGCCAATCACCCGTTTGTGACCGACGTACGCGCCGAGATGGAGCGCATCCGCCGGGAGCGGCAGCAGGTGAGCGGGGATACTTGGGGAGTAGAGGATGGATCGTGAATACTGGAGAGCGCGAGCGCTTGTCCTCTTTCAAGCCATGGAGCAGGAAGCCCAGACCTATCGCAAGACCGCCGAACAAGCCTATGAACTGGCGCTTGTTCGTATTCGGCGCGATTTGGTCGACTGGTATCAGCGCTTTGCGGACAATAACAGTGTGAGCATGGCCGAAGCGCGGCGGCTGCTGAACGCTTCCGAGCTGCGGGAATTGCAGTGGACGGTCGAGGAATACATCGAGGCCGGACGTGGTTTGGACCCAAAGTGGCTTAAACAGCTGGAGAATGCGTCAGCCCGTGTTCATATCAGCCGGTTGGAGGCCATTCAGCTGCAAATCCAGCAGCAGATCGAGCTGCTATTTGCGAATCAGCTGGACGATTTGGACGGATTGCTGCGCCGTGTGTATGCGGGGCAGTATTACCACACGATTTTTGAAATGCAGCGAGCCTTTCACTTGGGCTGGCAGATCGCAGCGCTCACCGAGCGGCAGCTGGCTATGGCGCTGGCAAAGCCATGGACAACCGATAACCTGACATTCAGCGAGAGAGTGTGGAAGAATCGGACGGCCTTGGTCAATACTCTGCAAACCGAGCTGTCGCAGGCGCTCATTCGAGGCGATCCTCTTAAACGGGTGACCGATGCCATGGCCCGACGGATGCAGACATCCAAACGCGCTGCCGGACGGCTGGTTATGACCGAGAGTGCCTATCTGTCCGCACAGGGGCAGCTGATCGCATACCGGGAACTGGGTGTCGATCAGGTGGAGATCGTAGAGACCTTGGACGTACATACCTGTGCAGTATGTCAGGTACTGGACGGCACGATTCTGCCGCTGACAGCTTATGATCCTGGCGTGACCGTGCCGCCGTTCCATCCCTGGTGCCGTGGATGCACCGCGCCATACTTTGCCGATAATACCGGTGGCGAGCGTGCTGCCAGGAATCAGGATGGCCAGACCTACTATGTGCCGGCGGATATGACCTATGAAACGTGGCGAGAGACCTTTGTATCGTTGCCTTTATCCGATTTGCCTGATACAATAGAGGCAGAAAACGGGTTGATCATCCGTGCAAAATCCGGTCATGCGCTGGAACGTGCCATGCAGCGCGGGGTTGAGAGTGTCTGGGTACAGGATGCTCTGCAATCACCGCTGCACATTCGCGCGGTTCAGTGGGACGACCATAATCGGCCCAGCCAGCGATTTATCGGAAAGGACGCGACGGTCAACGTCAACCCGGAGACCGGCACGATTGTCACGGTTTGGCGCACGGGAAGCGCGGCACGCAAAAAATACGGGAAGGGAGGACAATCATGACACCGGAAATGAAGGCGCTGCTCAAAAAATTGGGCTTGCCGCATGGTGAAGATTTATCCGAAGAGGACAGAGCGTTGATCGAGGAGCGCATTGGTGACCATTTGACCTTGCACTGTCTGGATCACAATGCAGAACCGAATGAGGAAGGCCGGCTGTGTGAGGCCATCCTCGACCAGATCGATATTCTGTAACACGAAAAACTGAATCCGAAGCATCGTATTGTATGATACGGTGCTTTTTTGTTGCCAAAAAATGAAAAATGACCGGAAAGGATGCGAGTAACAATGAACGATTGGCTCAAAGAGATCATCGGCGATAGCTATACCGATGAGATGGACGGCAAGGTCACGGCGGCGCTGACCGAGCGCTTTGTCGGCAAGGCCGATTATGACCTCATGGCAGGACAGCTTGCCACTGCACAGGCGACCCTGTTCGAGCGCGACAGTCAGCTGGAGACCCTTCGACAGACCAAGGGTGATGCGGACGCGCTGCGGCAGCAGATCAGTCAGCTGCAGGCCCAGAACACTCAAAAGGATGAACAGTATCAGGCGGAAATCGCGGCAATGCGGCTGGACGCAGCGGTGGAACATGAACTGCTTGCAGCGCGGGCGAAAAATACAACCGCAGCCAAAGCCCTGCTTGCCTCGTTCCTCAAGGATGCGAAGGTCGAGGAGGACGGCACGGTGAAAGGTCTGGCCGATCAGGTAAGCCGACTGCGCACGGGTGCGGATACCGCGTTCCTGTTTGAAGCCCAGACTGCACCCCGTATTTCGGGTGCTGTTCCGGCAGGCTCGACGGCTGGCGCCGATCCGCGCACCATGGACTATGCCACCCGTCTTGCGGATGCAAGAAAGAGTGGAAACAACGCACAGGCCGTGGCAATTCTGAATGCAGCGGCGCGTGACGGTGTCAATCTGATGTAATAAGAAAGGATGAACAACACAAATGGCAAGTAACGTAACCGGAATGGGCACCACATTCAATCTGCCCAACTATGCGGGTCAGCTGTACACGGCCAGCCCGACCAAAACTCCGTTCCTCTCCATGATCGGCGGCCTGACCGGCGGTATGCAGACCGAGAACGACGAATTTCCGACCGGCGTCCTGTATGAGTTCCCCGAGGCAGCACAGCCTGAGATCTCCGAGACCGCATCGACCACTGCGCCGACTGGCGGTGAGCTGGTCAAGAGCCAGCAGACCAACGTGACCCAGATTTTCCATGAAGCCATCGAGATTACCTATGCACGTCTGGCCAACCGCGGCAAGCTGTCCGGTCTGAATACGGCAGGTGCACAGCCTGAGCAGCCCAATGAGGAGGACTTCCAGATCGCCCGCAAGCTCGAAAAGATTGCCCGTGATGTGGAATTTACCTTCCTTAATGGTAAGTATCAGAAGGCCAGCTCTGCGGGTCAGGCCAATAAAACCCGCGGTATGATCGAGCTGTGCAGCACGGGTACGACCATTGCCGCTGCAAATGCGCCGCTGTCTCTCGACCTGCTCGGTCAGCTTTATCGCAAGATGGCCAATGCAGGCGCGATCTTTGGCAATATGGTGCTGCTGGCGAACGCCGAGCAGAAGCAGCGCCTGACCAGCCTGTATGAAAAGCAGCTTGGCTACAATAGCCCGGCACAGCGCAATGTGGGCGGTATGAGCATCACCCAGATTGAGAACGACTTCTTCCAGATGGGCGTGGCGTATGATCCGTTTATGCCGGTGGATACCATCCTGATTGTCGATCTGGCAGCCTGTGCACCGGTCTTTCAGGCGGTGCCGGGTAAGGGCGTGCTGTTTCTGGAGGAGCTTGCTAAGACCGGCGCAGCCAACCGCAAGCAGATTTACGGCGAGATTGGTCTGGCACATGGCCCGTCATTCCTGCATGGTACGCTGACCGGTCTGGATTACGAGGGACGCGAATGAACGCGCCGCGCGAGCAGGTCACGGAGTTTCTGACCGCAATGGGTGTGACCGGAGCCGAAGATGACCGGCTGCTCGACATTGCCCTGACCAATGCGCAGAATGCCATCCAGAACGCGATCAATCAGCCCGAGATCCCGGACGGCCTGTCCACGGCACTGGTCTATCGAACTGCCGGGGAATATTTGCTGGTGAAGCAGGGCGCAGGTCAGCTGGAGCAAATCGGACTGGTGGTCGATGCGGCAGTCAAGCAGATTCAGGAGGGCGATACCAATACGGTATTCGCGCTGGGCGAAGGCGATCAGACCCCGGAGCAGCGGCTCAATCACCTGATCGACTGGCTGCGCACAGCTGGAGCGGATCAGTTTGCGAGATTCCGAAAGCTGGTGTGGTGAGATGACGGCACGGGAGAAAGCGTTATCCAAACTATGGACCGACCGCTGCACGGTGACCGTGCGCGAGGCAAAGACCGATCCGCAGACGCACATTACAGATTTTGTACCGCGGGTTCTGTTTATTGATGTACCGTGCCGCCTGTCGTTTCAGACGCTTTCGGCTGCTGATTCAGGTAGCGCGGCAGCCCTGACCCAGTCAGTCAAGCTGTTTTTGTCCAATGCCTACGAGGTGCCGGAGGGCAGCCAGATCACTGTGACGCGTCAGGGTAAGACGTTGACCTTTGTCCGCGCCGGACTGCCCGGTGTCTATGCCTATCATCAGGAAATCATGCTCGAACCGGCTGAGAGGTGGGCGTGATGGCCAGATGGGGACAGTGCGATTATCGACAGCTGCAGCGCTTGCAGCAAGAGTTGCAGCGATTTCAGACCGCCGAGCTGGACGCATTCTGCCGCAAGGCATCGGCGGCACTGGCTGCACGGCTGCTCACGCGGGTTATTAAGCGTACGCCGGTCGGTGTTGCGCCGAACTTAGGTGCACGGACGGCTAAGGTCACCGGTCGGAGCGGCAAAAAGTATAAGATGCTCACCCGTGCGGGTGAGATCTACGAGAATTACTGGGCGGGCTACATGGGCGGCACGCTGCGGCGCGGCTGGACAGCCAAAACCGAGCAGGAAGCTCAGTCGGGCGGCGGACAAGATCCGGTTGCCTATGCAGCAAGCCTGCCCATCGCCCAAAATGGCGGGACGTACACCATCGAGATTGTAAACCCGGTGTCTTATGCGTCCTATGTGGAGTTCGGACACCGACAACAGCCCGGACGCTATGTTCCGGCACTGGGAAAACAGCTGAAGGTTGCCTGGGTTGAAGGTCGGTTCATGCTTACTATGTCCGAGCAGGAAATCAAGGCGCTGGCACCGGGACTGCTGCAGCAGATGCTGGAGCAAGCGTTACGGGAGGTGTTTCGATCTTGACCAATAACATCATCGCAGGGGTGGCTGGCTCACTGGCGCAGGAATTTGGCTGCCCGGTTTATCAAAACGATGTTGCACAAGGACTGACTCCGCCGTGCTTTCTCATTTCTCTGCTGTCACCATCCCGCAAACCCTACCTGGGTACACGGCAGCGATACGATGTACCGCTCGATGTCCTGTACTTCCCGGAAGAAGCCGGAAATAACCGGACGCTAACAGATGTGGCAGACCGGTTATTCGAGACGCTTGCATGGGTCGATCTGCCGGACGGTGATCGGCTGCGCGGCATGGATGTGCACTTTGAGATACAGGATCAGGTGCTGCATTTCTTTGTGGTTTATACGCTGTTCCTGCGGCAGAATATTGTGCTGCCCTATATGGAAGATCTCAAAACCGATGTGATACCGGAGAAGGGAGGGGAAGCGAATGGCACAGAAAGTTAGGCGCACAGGGAAAGCGGTGTTTACCAAGGAAAAGCTGCTGACCTTTGCGCGATATGCCAACCGGCGTGACCTGCTTTTGGCTCTTTTAGAGGATAACAAGACCTATACGTTGCGTCAGGCCGATGCAGCGATTGCGAATTTTATGAAAAAGGAGTGATATTTGATGGCACTTGGCGGCGGCACATATCTTGTGCAGAATAAGGTGCTTCCGGGCGCTTATATGAACTTTGTCTCGGCATCCCGTGCATCGGCGACGCTGTCCGATCGCGGCATTGCGGCCCTGCCGCTGGCGCTGGACTGGGGACCGGAACAGACGGTATTTGCAGTCACGAATGGGGAGTTTCAGACCGACAGCGTGAAGATCTTCGGTCATACCTATACCGATGCAGCCATGCTGCCCCTGCGTGAGCTGTTCCAGCATTGCAAGACGGCCTATCTGTTCCGCTTGAATTCGGGCGGCACCAAGGCATCTTGTACCTATGCCGAAGCCCGGTATCCCGGTGGCTGCGGCAATGCGCTGCGCGTGGTGATCGAACAGAATGAGGCGTTCGAGGAAGGGGAGAACGAAGTCTATGACGTTTCGACCTATCTGGACGCCGTGCGCGTAGATACGCAGATGAAGGTCAAGACCGCAGCCGAACTGAAAGCAAATGACTATGTGACCTGGAAGGATGCCCCTTTGACGGCAACGGCTTCGACACCGCTTACGAGCGGTACCGATGGCACGGTGCAGGATGCGGCATATCAGGTCTTTTTGGACAAAATCGAATCTTATTCTTTCAATACCTTGGGCTGCGCGAGTACGAATGAAACCATCAAGGCGCTGTTTGCAGCGTTTACCAAGCGGCTGCGTGACGAGATGGGCATTAAGTTTCAGACCGTCTTGCATCGCTACATCAAGCCGGATTTTGAAGGTGTAGTCTCGATTGAGAACGGACTCGTGGGCGCACAGGACGATCCGGCGCTGGTCTACTGGGCAACCGGTGCGCAGGCAGGCTGTGCGGTCAATCAGAGCCTGACCAATGCAGCCTACACCGGCGAACTCACCCCGTATGTAGATTACACCCAGACACAGCTTGAGGAAGGCATCCGTGCGGGCAAGTTCATGCTGCACCGCGTGGGGGACGAAGTGCGTGTGCTGACCGACATCAATACGTTTGTCAGTGTGACCGATGAAAAATCGGCAGACTTTGCATCCAATCAGGTTGTGCGTGTGCTGGATCAGATCGCAAACGACATTGCGCTGCTGTTCAACACCAAATATCTGGGTAAGGTGCAGAATGATGCTGCGGGCCGTGTCAGCCTGTGGAATGACATTGTAAAACACCATGAACGGCTTCAGGATCTGCGTGCCATCGAGGATTTCACCTCGGATGCGGTCACCGTCCTGCCGGGTGAGACCAAGAAGGCTGTGCAGGTACAGGATCGCGTGCAGCCGGTTGCTGCAATGGAACAGCTGTATATGACGGTCATTGTGGCATAAAGGAGGGAGAAATGTGAGCACAGTAATGAAGGCCAAAGATGCGGTCTACGCTTCTCTGGCACAATGCTTTATAACCATTGAAGGCAACCGGTATCTTTTTATGCAGGCCATTAACCTTGAGGCCAAGATGAATAAGACCAAGACCAAGGTGCCGATTCTGGGCAAGACCGGAAAGGGCAACAAGGCAAGCGGCTGGGAGGGTACCGGCTCGGCAACCTTCCATTATAATACGTCGATCATCCGCGAGATGCTGAAGAAGTACAAGGATACGGGTGAGGATGTCTATTTTGACATTCAGATTTCCAATGAAGATCCCACCTCGGCGGTCGGTCGTCAGACCATCATTCTGCGCGACTGCAATGTGGATGGCGGTATTCTGGCGAAGTTTGACGCGAATGGCGAATATCTGGACGAAGACATGGACTTTACTTTCGAGGACTGGGAGATGCCCGAGACCTTCCAGCTGCTCGAAGGCATGGAATAAGGAGGAACGATCATGGATTTACAGGCATTTTTTATGGAGAACGCAGAAAAGACCGAGCAGGTCACCTTCGTTGCGTCCAAACGCTTTGTAAAGGACGGCAAGCCGGTACCGTGGATCATTCGCTGTATCACGGGAGAACAGGACGACGCCATTCGTGCGAGCTGTATGCGCCGCGTGCAGGTGCCGGGACGCAAGAGTCAGTTCACGCGTGAGATTGATGCGAATGCATACGTCTGTAAGCTGGCCGTTGCGTGTACGGTATATCCCAATTTGAACGATCAGGCACTGCAGGACAGCTGGGGCGTGATGGGTGCAGAAGCCCTGCTCAAGACCATGCTGAACCCGGGCGAGTATGCAGACTATGCAGCCAAGGTACAGGAGGTTTGCGGCTTCGATGCCTCGATGGACGAGCTGGTGGACGAGGCAAAAAACTGATCGAGGACGGCGACTGGGAGGCCAACATGGCATATTACTGCCTGCACGAGCTGCACTGGACGCCGTCCACCTTTTTGCGCCTTCCGCGTGCCGAGCGTGCTTTTGTCGCTGCTGCGGCTTCCATCCGCGCCAAGGAGGAAGCCAAACGACGCAAGGAAGCCGAACGAAGATCCAAACATCGATGACAGAAAGGAGAGTGCACGACGGTGGCAACCATTCGTACCTCTATTGCACTGTATGACGGCGTGACCTCTCCGCTGGCAAACATGAACCGTGCGCTGAATATCGTGCTCAACAGCTTCGAGGCCATGCAGGGCGCGAGTGGCCGGGCAATCGACACCGCAGCAATTCAGCAGGCGCGGGAAGAGCTTGCCCGCACTGAGACCGCGCTCAACAGCATCGAGCAGCGTTTGGGACAGGCGGATAACCAGCAAAATCGATTCAATCAGTCTTTGCGTGCTGGTGGAAATGCCGCAGGCGTGCTGCTGTCCAAGATCAAGAGTATTGGCCTGACTTTGGGCGGCATGATCGGTATTGGGAAGGTGATTGGCCTGTCAGATCAGCTGGCTTCGACGACTGCCCGCCTGAATCTCATCGTGGACGACGGCGGCAGTATCGAGGAATTGCAGAGAAAGGTCATGGCCTCGGCGCAGGCATCCCGCGCAGCGTATTTTGATACGGCCAAGGCCATCGCCAAGATGGGCGCCAATGCTGGCGCGGCTTTTGGTACAAACGACGAGGTCATCGCGTTCATGGAACAGGTGAACAAGCAGTTTGTCATCGGCGGTGCAACGGCAGAAGAACAGAAATATGCCATGGTCCAGCTCACGCAGGCCATGGGCGCGGGAGCGCTGCGTGGTGAGGAATTGAACTCGATTCTGGAGCAAGCGCCGGGTATTGCCCGTGCCATTGAGCAGTATATGGGCATTGCCGAGGGTTCCATCAAGACGGTCGCACAGGATGGCAAGGTCACCAGTGAGATCGTCAAGAATGCGCTGTTTGCAGTTGCAGATGAGACCAACGAGAAATTCGAGTCCATGCCAAAGACCTGGGCACAGATCTGGACCGGCATGAAGAATTCCGCGCTTTCGGCTTTCAGCCCTATCTTGCGTCAGATCAACCAGATCGCCAATACTGACGACTTCCAGAACACGACGAACGGCATTTTGAACGCACTTGCAGGCATTGCAGGTGCGTTGGCTGTGGTGTTTGGTTTAGGCGTACAGGTCGGCAGCTTCCTGTATGATAACTGGTCAATCATCGCACCAATTCTGACGGCAGCCGCGGTCGCATTGCTGCTCTACACCGGCTATCTGACCGGATACAATGCGGTGCAGGCCATCTCAAACGGACTTTCTGCGGTTTCGGCTGCGCGGGCTGCAATCAAGGCAGGGGCGACCCTTACGGAAGCTGCGGCAACAACCACCGCGACCGGCGCACAGGCCGGATTGAATGCCGCGCTGCTGGCCTGTCCGGTGACGTGGATTGTGATCGGCATTCTGATGATCATTGCAGCGATCTATGCGGCAGTCGCAGCCATCAACCACTTCAAAGGTACATCGTACAGCGCGACGGGATTCATTGCTGGGCTGTTTGCCACCTTGGGTGCATTTATTTTGAATTCCACCGTCATTCCGGTACAGCGTGCGTTTGCGTCGACGGCCAATTTCATCGGCAATGTGTTCCGGGACCCGGTAGCAGCTGTCAAGGTTCTGTTTCTCGATATGGTAGAGACTGTGCTGGGCTATATTCAGAAGCTCGCGCAGGGAGTTGAAGACCTGGTCAACAAGATTCCGGGTGTAGAGGTCGAGATGACCGCCGGTATCGACTACTATGTGCGGTCGGTACAGGACACCAAGCAGAAAATCAAGGACGAATCAGGCTGGACCGAGTACGTCAAAGCGTGGGACTATATCGATTATCGGGATGCCGCGGCAGCAGGATATTCCTTTGGAGCTGGTGTCGAGGAAAAAGTGGGCAATCTGTTCAATTTTGACCTGTCCGACCCGCTGGGTGCCGCCGGGTATCAAAACAATTTTGACGGCATCTATGACAACACCCAGGCTATCGCGGACAATACCAAACAGAGTAAGAACACTTCGGACGAAGAACTGGCCTATCTGCGTATGATCGCAGAACGGCAGGCGGTCAATCAGTTTACAACGGCTGAGATCAAGGTCGAAATGCACAACCAGAACAGCATTGCAAATGCACTGGATTTGGACGGTATTATGGACGAGATGCAGACCCGCGCCGTACAGGCCATGATTGAGGCGAGTGAGGGGGTGCACATCTGATATGTATCAGCTTTATTTGTCCTCGTTCCTGTTTCCGGTAGCGCCGGAAAAGCTCACACTCAAGATCGACAACCGGAATGAGACCGTGGAACTGATCGGTGACGGTGTGGTCAGCATCCTGAAGCAGCCGGGACTGACCAAAGTCACGTTTTCCGCGCTGCTGCCCAATGTGCGCTATCCCTTTGCGGCCTATGAATCGGATTTTCAGCCGGCATCCTGGTATCTGACTGCCTTGGAACAGATCAAGCTGTCGGCGAAACCGGTCGATTTTCGCCTGCTGCGCACGGCATCCGGGCTGTCCTGGCAAACCTCGGACACCACCTTGCGTGTCTCTCTTGAGGACTACACCATCAGCGAGGATGCCGCACAGTATGGCGGCGATGTAATGGTAGATGTGACGCTGCTGCAATATCGAGCGTGGGCAACCAAAACGCTGGAGATCACAAAGACCGCATCGGGCGGTGCGTCGGCTGCGATCACAACACCACGCGACACATCCGGGCGTGAGACACCGCAAAGCTATACGGTACAGGCGGGGGACAACCTCTGGAATCTTGCCAAAAAGTATTTGGGCGATGGTTCCAAAAGCGACCAACTGTATGAAAGCAACCGAGAGACCATCGAGCAGGCGGCCAGACAAAATGGCAGAGCCAGTTCATCAAACGGCTGGTGGATCTATCCGGGCACCGTGCTGAAATTACCGGAGGGCAGTTAAATGGGAAAATATGTATGGCCCTGTCCGGGATACAGCAGAATGTCCTCAGATTACGGGTATCGAATTCATCCGATTTCGGGAGACCGTAAGTTCCATGACGGCATTGATTTGGCCGCGCCGAGCGGAACGGATATTCTGGCCTGTGGTGCGGGTACCGTGACGGTCTCGGGTTGGAACAGCGGCGGTTATGGCAATTACATCCGTATTGACCACGGCGGCGGTCTGGAGAGTTTTTACGGGCATTGTAAAGCACTCTATGTCAAGGCCGGCGCGACGGTCAAAGCAGGGCGACGTATTGCGGCAGTCGGTACGACCGGTGCTTCGACCGGCAATCATCTGCATTTTGGAATGCACCGAAACGGCAGTTCAGTCAATCCGTTATCTTACGTCAGCGCCAAAGATACGACAGCCAATTACACCGGCAGCAGCACATCGACCAGCGCGGAAAACCGCGTGCGTGCCAAGTTTACCGCGTACTATCCGGCAGATAATGCCATGGAAGGCGGATTCTACGACGCGCAGGGCAACCTGCTCGACCCGTCCAAGCGCACGATGGCAGCACCAAAGTCGGTTCCGTTCGGCACGCAGGTCACCATCATAGGAACAGGAACCAGCCGGGACGGTACGACCTATACAGTCAATGACCGCGGCGGCGCGATCACCGTGGAAAATGGTGTCTATCACTTCGATATTTTGATGGGCACCGCAGCTGAGTGCAACAGCTGGGGCGTGAAGTATGGATATGCCATCCTGGGTGGAACTGGGGCAGCCGGCACGGGAGGAGGCGGTGGGACAACTACAGCCGAGACTGAGAAAAAGGAGATCACAACGGTTGTGGTGCAGTCGGTCACTGGTCTGTCTGCCGTCCAGAAGAATCAGCTGCTCGATCTGCCGCCGCACCTGACCAACGGCATGGAACTGCGCATCCAGAATGATAAGATCTATGTGCCCTGCGTGGCAGGTGAGGTCAAACTGGAACGCTCCCGCAAGGGAGAGCCTGCAAAACTGACGTTTACCGTGATGAAGGATGCAATTTTGAACTTTCAGGAGGGTAATCCGGTTACACTGCATTGGAATGGCATGCCCGCCTTTGCTGGATTCGTCTTTGAAAAGAGCCGGCAGGACTTGGAACAGATCAAGGTCATCGCATACGACCAGATGCGCTACCTCAAGAATGAGGATACGCTGTCCTACGAGAACAAGACCTATGCCGAACTGCTGCGTATGCTGGCAGCTGACTACGGCCTGAAGTGCGGACAGATCGCGGACACCAAGTATAAGATTCCCCATCGTCTGGAGGAGGGAACCTTGCTCGATATGCTGCAGACGGCATCCGATTTGACCGTCGTCGCCACCGGCAAGCTGTATGTGCTCTATGATGCCTTTGGCGCCTTAACCCTTGCGGGGCTGGACACCATGCGCATGGACAGTTATGTGGTGGATGCTGATACTGCGCAGAGTTTCGACTACACCTCGACCATCGACAAAGGCGTGTACAACAAAATCAAGCTCGCTGTGGACAATGGTGACACTGGCGTGCGCGAGGCCTATGTATATAACGACACAGGCAGCCAGGCGGTCTGGGGACAGCTGCAGTACTATGAAAAGCTGGACGAGGACACCGACCCGGCGCTGCTGGCCGAAAAGGCCAAAGCTCTGCTCGCGTACTACAACCGCAAAAACCGCAGTTTGAAAGTCAAGGGCGCGATCGGAGACATCAACGTGCGCGGCGGCACGCTGCTGCCGGTCTTTCTTAATATCGGCGACATCATTGTGCGCAACTATATGTGTGTAGAGTCGGTCACCCATCACTTTGTGGACGGATTGCACACCATGGATCTGACACTGGCAGGAGGAGAATTTCAGGCATGAAGCAGCTGATTGAAGTGGTTAAACAGGTTGCGCTCGCAGCTGTTCGGGAGGACAAGCCGACCGAGATCGTGTTCGGCACGGTCGTTACCGCACAGCCGTTGACCGTGCGCCTGTCGCAAAAGCGTATCTTAGGGCCGGACTATCTGGTGGTGCGTGCACCCTGTGAAATCCAATGCCCGGGAGAGGGCTGTGCACCGCACTGTCAATGCGATGTGTACCAACCGGGAGATAAATTGATTCTACTGCGCTTCCAAGGCGGCCAGCGCTATCTGATATTTGGAAAGGAGGGGACACTGTGATTCCAACCCTGTATGGGGATGACTTAACAGCTGATTTCACGCTGCGCACACAGCCCACCCGCACCTATCGCCTGAACTTTGGCGGCAAACCATCGACCGGGATGCTGGATGGTCAGGAAGCGATGAAGCAGACCATTTTTATGATTCTGCACAGCGAGCGATATGCACATGAGATTTTCTCGTGGAATTACGGTGTGGAACTGGTCAGCCGGATTGGACAGGCAAATACACCGCTTTTGGAAAGCCTGATCCGGCAGTCAATCTCGGAAGCACTCTTGCAGGATGACCGGATCTTGCGTGTTGAAAATTTTGTGTTTGTTCGTAATCGCAAGCAGCTGACGGTGCGGTTTACGGCGGTGACAACCGAGGGAGAGGTTCCGAGTGAATATGACTGGTGGGGAAAAGGTGAGGAGGTGACTGCATAATGGCGTATCGGGATGGCATTACCTTTGACAGCGTCATGGCTGATCTGCTGGCAGCGGTGCCGGATACCGTGGATAAACGAGAAGGTTCGGTGATTTACGATGCCCTTGCACCGGCTGCGGCAGAGATTGTCAAATGCTATATCGAACTGGATGTCGTCATGGATGAGACTTTCGTGGACACGGCATCGCTTTACGGCTTGATGAAGCGCTGTCGGGAGCGAGCGGTACCCATTCAGGGCGCATCTGCGGCCGTCATTGAGGCACAGTTTACCCCGGCAGAGATCTCGGTTCCCAACGGTGCACGATTCAATCACGATGGCGTGAACTATGCGGTGACCGATCGGGTGTCACCAGGTGTGTACCGCCTTGTATGCGAACAGACCGGTACAGCGGGCAATGTTTCCAGCGGCTTTTTGCTGCCCATCGAGTACATTGCTGGACTGGCTACTTCTCAGATTACCAGTCTGATCGTTCCGGGCGAGGACGCGGACGACGCAGATACCTTGCGCAAGCGTTACTATGATAGCTTGGAAGGCTTGGCATTCGGCGGCAATATCCTGGACTATAAACAGCGTGTTGGACTGCTGGATGGTGTGGGCGGCGTCAAGGTGTATTCGGTATGGAATGGACCGGGAACGGTCAAGCTGACGATTTTGGGCGCGGATGGAAAGCCGCCGTCCGGCGCCTTGGTAGAACAGGTGCAGACAGCGGTAGATCCGGAGCAGAATCAAGGGGAAGGGTTGGGCATTGCGCCGATTGGTCATACGGTTTTGGTGACTGGTGCCAGGGCAGAGCCAATCAACATTCAAACCCAGATTACATTTGCAGAGGGCAGGGAATTTGACACAGCGCAAAGTGCGCTGCGGGAAGCGGTCACGGAGTATTTTGCCACGCTGGCAGATGCCTGGGCGGATGAAGCTGCGACCATTGTTCGCATCTCACAGATCGAGAGTGCCCTTCTCGCGCTCGATAGTGTTTTGGATGTGGCAGACACCAAACTGAATGGCACACCTGCTAATGTTCAGCTGGATGCGGATGCGGTTCCGAGTCTTGGTACATTGGAGGTGACGTAGCCATGAAGCCGCTGATTACTTATCTGCCTTGGGCATTTCGTGATGTGATGGAATATCGGTATCTCATGGCAGCGGAAGACGTGCAGCTGGAACGACTGCACAAGGCCGAGAAAAGCCTGATGGATAATCAGTTTTTGGACGACATGGATGAGCTTGGGATTCGCCGCTGGGAGGGGATTTTGAAGCTGCATCCGCTGAAAACCGATCAGCTGGATGATCGGCGTGCACGAGTGAAGGCGCGGCTGCTGGAAAATCAGGCGTTTACAATGCGATACCTCAGACGCTTTTTGCAATCCATGTTTGGAGAAGGGAAGACACAGGCGCACGTTCAGGATTACGTGCTGCACGTTGAAATTCCGGCTGATACACAAGCCAAAGAGCAGATTTTGCGAGAGCACATCCTGCGCATTAAACCTGCGAATATCGCTTATGAACAGGCAACTGTTGCTCAGCCGATGCGGACAACCTTGTACCTTGGCGGCGCACTGATTCCGTCGCCTGTGACCACCCAGCTGCCGCAATACCTGCCGACCTATGATGCTGTCCCGGCTTATCCGGGCGGCGTGATGTGCAGCGTAACAACCCTCAGACTACCACCGATGGAGGTGACCAACTAAATGTATGGATTTATCATTCCGGCCAAAGGCATGGAGCTGTTGACCGGCCTGCTCGCCGGGGACACGCTGACCATTACCCGGTGCATGGTCGGCACCGGTCAAGTCCCGGCAGAGACCCAGCCGACAGCCTTGACCGATCTGGTCGCACCGATTGCCCAGGCCACAAGCACCCAGCCGCTTGTACACGGTAAGCAAGTGGACTTTACAATCCAGTATCGCAATGATTTGCACGGCGGACTGGAAAATGGATTTTATCTCAGAGAATTCGGCGTATTTGGCCGAGCGAAAGACGGCGCAGAGGTCATGATCTACTACGGAAACCTGGGCGACTATCCCCAGTGGGTGCAGCCCTACACCCAGGGCGCGGTCGAGGTCAGAAGTTTTCCGGTAGCCATTGGCGTCAGCAACGCGCCCACTGTAATTCTGGAGTATAACGCGGACGCGTTTATGACCGCTGAAGATGTGTCGGCGTACTGCACGACCGTCATCCTGCCGCAGTTTTTGGATGAGGCGCGCAGGCTCATCGCGCAGCACAACACCGACCCAGCCGCGCATCCGTATATCTTGGGCGAGATGGACCAGCTGGACAGCCGCCTGTCACTCATTGAGCTGCAATACGGCACCGATGTCAACGGCAACCCGTTCCGTGTGACATTCGAGAATTTGGACGAGGTAGATGTACAGGGCGTGTGGAACCAGAACGCCAAGCGGATCGAGTTTTAGGAGGTGAACAGGTATGGCTACAAGAAAATTACGGGATACTACACCAGGCGAAATTGTAAAAATTAAAGAAAATGGAGTTCTTATCGATTTCATTGTATTGAAACAAGGCTACCCGACTACATCGTATCAAAACACGCTCGTAATTCGGAAAGACCTTTACAATTATGGTGAGACTAGTTGGGGATACCCGTCTTATAAGACAAGCCAGGTAAGGGCATGGCTTAATCAATATTATCGTGATCTAATTGACCCAGATATTCGAAGTAGGATGACTAAAAACACCATTGAATATTTGGAGTACAGAAACCCCGATGATGCAATGGGCAATCCTGGTAGTGGTAGGTTCGAAAAAAGCACAATGTTAGACTATGTGTTTCTTCTTTCTGATACAGAACTTGGAACTGGTAGAAATGATCTTACTGAGGGAGCTTTAATACCTTATTTTAATAGTAATAGTAGACGTATTGCTAGATATAACGGCGTGGCTAAATTTTATTACACTAGATCACCTGATGAGAGTTGGGATGCATACATCATCGTTATAAAGGATACAGGCGGTTCAGATACCTGGGATACCAGATATGATGATCCAATGGGTATTCGACCGGCTTTTTGCCTAAATCAAACGCTATGGGTCTTAGATGATGGAACAGTCTCAATAAATGCTGCTCCTCTATCACCACCTACAATTACAGTCCCTGAAACTATCCGCGGTGGTGAGGATACATCCATCATCTGGTCTGCTGCGACCGATCCCGACGGCAACCTCGACGGCTACATCGTTGAGCGCTCGTACAACGGCGGCTCGTCCTGGTCGCAGATTTACCAGGGAAGATCGACCAGGACGACGACCACCATCCCGTTCGGCACGCAGACAGTCATGTTCCGCGTTTGCGCCTACGATACTTATGGTGAGAAGTCTGGCTGGCGGACGAGCGCCAACAAGACGGTTGTCAACAATCGCGCACCGGCCGCACCGCCGTCGATCTCCGTGCCGCTCAGTCCAGCAGGCGGAGACAAGCTGACTATCACCTGGACGGCATCGACGGACGCCGACGGCAACCTCGCAGGCTATGCGCTCGAGCGCCAGTGGGACGGCTCGGGCGCATTCACGCAGATTTACAAGGGTGCTGCACTCAGCTTCCAGGATGACATCCCCAAAGGCGAGCATACCAGCGTCGTCTATCGTGTCCGGGCTTATGACTCTTTTGCAGCGTATTCGAGCTACACAACCAGCCCGAGCCGTACCATCGACAACAACACCGCGCCGGTGATTGCGTGCGACCTGTCGGGCGATCTGGGCGAGAAATCCGAGGGATTTACCATCCCGTACACGGTGAGTGATGCCGAGCAGCAGGAGGTCACGGTCACCGAGCGCGTGGGCGATCTGGTCAAGCGCACCTATAAACCGACGCTCGGTCGGCAGAACACCTTCGAGGTCACGGGCGAATACTTCCAGAAGATTCTCAACGGCGCACAGACCGTGCAGATTGTTGCCATGGATTCGGCGGGCAAGTCGTCCACGCTCGAGCTGACCTTTACCAAGGCCGTACATCGGGCAGTCATCACGCTATCCGAGCCGCTGGCGGTCGAGAAGCAGATTACGGTCGCCGTGCTGGCCATCACCGGAAAGATTCCGGCCGACGCAACCCAGTTGGTTGAACTGACCAACAACGGCAACGACCCCGAACCGGTCTGGGAGGACGCGACAGCCGACGTTAAGGCCGGGCGTAATCATCCGTTTACCAACAAGACCCAGACCAACGGCTGGGCGTTTAACTTCCGCGTCACTGTCGAGCGCGGTGAGAGCGGCGAGGACGGCAACATCGTATCCATCCAAGGAGGTTTTCAGTAATGGC